AACGTAATGCACATAACTTCCCACTTGATCTAGCAGCAGCGTCTACCACAGAGGTAGCACTGACTGCACCTTCTATTGGATAATAACTATGCCTGATAAAAAGAAAAAGGAAACAAAACATCCACTTACAGAAATTGTAAAAAACATCAAGAAACGTAACGAACAAATCGAATTCCTACGTGGATACAACAACAAATAACGTACTTACGTTCATCCGTTAGGACGCAGGCCGCCTAGTCATGGAACGGGGGCTAGGTAATTGGAATTAACAATGACTGTTACTCTCACTTATCGCGGCAACAAGTACAACAAAACTGTGAATAAGAAATAGGCTTACTGCCGGGTTCAAGTCCCGGCTTCACTATTGGCTTTAGCCCTCTACGGAGGATACCTTTAGCCGTCTAGACGGTGGGATAGACCACACATATACAATTAAACAACTCAAAGATCTTTGGGAGTCGATAGATACATTAACTCTCTAATACAATGGCACATCAGTCTACAGACCTGACAACCAATCTGGTTAATCTAGGTCAATCAAATCTCTCCGGTGATAAGCGAGCACTTTATCTTAAGTTGTTCTCAGGTGAGATGTTCAAAGGCTTCCAGCATAACGCTATCGCACGCGATATGGTAATGAAGCGTACACTTAAGAACGGCAAGTCTTTGCAGTTCATTTATACCGGCCGTACCACGGCTGAGTATCACACCCCTGGTAACGCAATCCTCGGCAACTCCGATGGTGCGCCTCCAGTGGCAGAGAAGACCATCACGGTTGACGACCTGCTGATCAGTTCAGCGTTCGTTTATGACCTTGATGAGACTCTTTCTCACTACGACCTGCGTTCGGAGATCAGCCGCAAGATCGGCTATGCCCTCGCAGAAAAGTATGACCGTTTGATCTTCCGTGCTATCGCACGTGGTGCACGTTCTGCCTCACCTGTTAGTGCAACTAACTTTGTTGAGCCAGGCGGTACTCAGATCCGTGTCGGTTCTACTACTAACGAATCTGATGCATTCTCCTCTGCTGCATTGATCTCTGCTTTCTATGACGCAGCAGCTGCAATGGACGAGAAGGGTATCTCTGGCGATGGCCGTGTGGCTGTCCTGAACCCACGTCAGTACTACGAATTGATCCAAGCTGTTGGTTCCAATGGTCTTGTAAACCGTGACGCTCAGGGCTCTGCTCTGCAAGGCGGCAACGGCATCATTGAAATCGCTGGTATCAAGATCTACAAGTCCATGAACATTCCGTTCTTGGGTAAGTACGGTACTAAGTACGGCGGCACTTCTGGTCAAACAGATCCTGGCAACACCGGTAGCTTTATCGGTCCTAGCCTTGAAGATGCTTCAACTGCACAGACTGGTATCAACAATGACTACGGTACTGCTGCCGAATTCGGTGCAGTGTCTGCTGGTCTTATTTTCCAGCGTGAAGCTGCTGGTTGCGTAGAAGCAATCGGTCCTCAAGTACAAGTCACCAGTGGTGATGTCTCCGTGATTTATCAGGGTGACGTTATTCTTGGTCGCTTGGCTATGGGTGCTGACTACCTGAACCCTGCTGCAGCTGTTGAGCTGTATGTCGGTGCTTCAGCTCCTTCTACATTCTGATTTTTATACACACTACGGGGATCCTTCGGGGTCCCTTTTTTTTACTTATATGGCTTTTCCTACCACTAATGCTCAGCAAGAGCTACCTGCTGTAAATACAATCCTGCAGTCATGTGGTCAAGCGCCTGTGACTACCCTTGATCAAACCAACCCGGACGTTGCGATTGCTTACCAGACTTTGTTAGAAGTCTCACGGGAAGTACAGGCTGAGGGATGGACATTTAATAAGGAGAGTCACTATCCAATGACTCCTGACACAAACAACGAGATACTAATTCCAAACAATATTCTACAGATTGATCCAACACAGAATGCATCTAATGTAGAGCTTGATGTTATTAGACGAGGCGGTAAACTGTATGACAAAGCACATCACACATATACATTTACGAAAGAAATCGAATGTGATATTACATGGTTATTTGATTGGGTAGATATCCCAACAGCTATTGCAGATTTTATTATCAGCAGAGCTGCATCAACAGTAAGCAGCAGAATTGTTGGTGATAGTACTCAATACCAGATGCTTCAACAGAAAGAAGCATTCACTAGGGCAATGGCAATGGAGTATGAATGTAATCAAGGAGACTATACATTCTTTGGACATCCAGGTAATACAAATACCTACAACAGCTACAAACCATACAACGCACTTTATCGATAAATGGCAGCAGTAACTCAACGGATCTCTAACTATCTAGGTGGAGTATCAAAACAATCAGATGACAAAATGCTCCCCGGTCAGGTCCGTGAGTGCTACAACGGCTTTCCTGATGCCACCTACGGGCTAACAAAACGACCTGGCTTTAAGCATATTGCAAACCTAGGAACAGGTACAGCATATGATGATGCAAAATGGTTTTATATTAATAGGGACGACGATGAAGAATACGTTGGGTGTATTAAAGGGAACAGTGTATTTGCTTGGAATGCTTTAACAGGTGTAGCCTGTACTGTCACATACGGAACAGGAGCACAGGCATATTTAAACGGAACCAAAGACAACTATAAACTTATTACAGTACAAGATACAACACTTGTAATTAATAACTCTGTAACCGTAACAGCAAGAGCAGTCCCAAGCCCAGCATTTGTAGCTAAGTCAAAAGGAACTATTGTCATATCAGGGGCATCACCAGAAGTAGAGTACTTTGTAAAAATTCAAGGTATTGAAACATCAATAACATCGCACACCACAGACTATACCTTTGATGACATCTTAGCCAACAAAACAGGGCATAATTTAAAGGATGCAATTAATGCTTTAATTACTGCACAACAGTCTGCGAGCAACGCTGACTTTAATGGCACATGGACAGTAACCCAAAATGGAAAAGTAAGTTTAGATATTACAAGAGTTGTTAGTGGAACAGCTACTGAATTTACGTTAGAAGCAAGAGGTGGCTTTGGCAATAACCAACTAGAAGCATTTCAGGATGAGGTATCATCCGTAGCAAAGCTTCCTGAAGAGTCATACCATGGTCATGTAGTTAAGATTGCAAATACAACTGGCGTATTAGATGACTACTACGCAGCATTTAAAGCAGATAATGCTGTGGGTAATGTAGGCAAAGGAAGGGGATACTGGGAGGAAACAGTTGCACCAGATGTATCACCAGGAATGGTTGATACAACACTTCCACATGAGCTAGTGAATACTGGTACAAATACATTTATTTTTAGGACGGTAAACTACAAACAAAGAATTGTTGGTGACGACAAAACAAACAGTCAACCAAGCTTTGTTGGTAATACAATCACAGCAGGTTTCTTTCATAACAATAGACTTGGCTTTTTATCAAAAGATAATGTAGCGATGAGTCAGTCAGGAGAATTCTTTGACTTCTACTTTAAAAGTGCTCAGACAGTCCTTGACTCAGATCCAGTTGATATCAGCTGTTCATCAATAAAACCAACATCACTACATGCGGTACTTCCAACTGCACAAGGTGTTGTACTATTTTCATCTAAACAACAATTTATTTTATTCTCTGATAGTGGTGTGTTAACTCCACAGCTAGCAACAATCAGGACAATCTCGAACTATGAGATGGATGATAAAGTTGACCCAGTAGATGTTGGTACACAACTTAATTTCATTAGCAAGACACCAGGATATACAAGGTGTTTCAGTATGGTAACTCGTGGACAACAAGAGAACCCACAGGTACTAGATCTCTCAAGAGTAGTGAAAGAATGGATATCACCAAACATTGATCAATTGATTTCAAGTCCACAGAATTCAATGATTGCATTAGCAGATCAATCGTCAAATAAAGTATATGTATTTAGATACTATAGTGATGGCAAAGAAACATTAATGCAGGCTTGGGTGGAATGGCAAATGCCAGGTACAACCCAATTCATGGCTATTGATTCAGATGATATGTATGCTGTAACCAAACAAGGTAATCAGTTTACACTTACCAAAGCAGCATTAAGTCAAAGTCCAGAGCAAGCAATTATTGTCAACAATGAAGGACAAAAAGTCAATCCATCTATAGACTTATATGCTACAGCAAATAGTGTTGTCTTTGATTCAAGCAATAACCTATCAAAATGCTATTTACCTTATAACGACGTAAGTGAGCTTACGCCGGTACTACTTATCAAAGGTAATACAAGCACTGGTACATTTGTTGAATCGGGTTTCACAATTACACCAGAACGTGGAAGTGATGGTACAGGTCCTTATCTAATTGTACCTGGAAAAGATCTTACAACTTCAGCAAGTGATGTTATTGTTGGATTTAAATACAATTTTGATGTACATCTACCAACTACATACTTTAGACCTGAAAGTACTGCTACAGATTTTACTGCTAATTTGACAATCGCTCGAATGAAATTTTCAGTAGGTTTATCTGGTGCAATGAACTTCCAAGTAAAGCAACAAGGGAGAGAACCCTACAGACTAACATTTACAGGAGATGGCAGTACAACAACATTTACCTATAACAAACGAGATCTTGATTTTGAAGATCGAAGTGATGTAAAAGTATCAGTCAACGGTATAGCTACGACAGCATTTAGCTTTACTAACGACACCACCATTGTGTTTAGCAGTGCTCCTGCAGCTAATGCAGCGATAGTATTTGCAATTAAAGAGTGGTTTGCGACGGCACCCGTAATTGAAGCTAACAACTATCTAGCTAATGACGTTCCACTAGATAACGAAACTGTATTCACAGTACCAATTCATCAACGTACAGAAAATTTTAAATTGAGGATGTTTAACAACACACCCTTTCCAGTTGCTGTGAACGCAATGATGTGGGAAGGAAATTACACGCCACGTTTCTATAGGAGGGTCTGAGAATGTTAAGTTTCTTGGGGGCAAAGAGCAGAAATGCACAAGCACGAAAACAAACCAGGGCACAGAATCAAGCCAATAAACAAGCTTATAAATACAATAAAAGTGTAAGTAAAGATAACTACGATTTTAAAGTAGAAAGCCTAGAGGTTCTAAAAAGAAATAATACTGCTAACCAAAGATTTCAATTTCGGAACGAAATTTCGCAGTGGAAGTTTGGTGAAAAGATGCGTATTCGTAAAGAGAATACGGAAAGGGAAGCGTATGAAGCATCAATTGATGAAGCTGTACAACAGTCAAGCTTCAATGAAATGGCATATAACAATGCTCAGATGCAGCAGCAGCGTTCATATAGAGAACAACTGATTGGTATACGCTTTGATGAAGAGGAAACAGAAAGAAGCTTTTTAGCAGCTTCAGCTGGGATTTCTTTAAATAAAAAAAAACTAGCAGGTAAAGCCAACTTAGATACACAAGAAGAAATTGTGCAAGGGTTGCAGGCTGCAGGTAAACAACGTGCAGCTGGCGGTACAGGGCGATCCGCAAGCAAAGCAATTCAAGCACAAGTTGCTGAATCAGGTGCAAGGCAAAGTGCAATTGCTAGTGCATTTATGTTTGCAGAAGAAGGTGAGAATCTCAAGATGACAGGGTTAGTAGATCAACTAATTATGGATAGAGTGATGCTTGAAGCAACACGAGATAACGTTGATGCTAATGATGCAGCGATGAGAATTAAGTTTAGACAAGATAGATTACAAGAAGATTTGAATGCAATGAATTCAATTCTTTCAGAACCATCTGCACTACCTGCATTACCAAGACCAGAAAGGGCTCCAAAACCTAAGTATGCAGAGATTCCAGAGTGGAGGAAACCACCAAAACCGGTCAAAATGTCTGCACCACAAGAGAATGTTGGATTAGCACTAGCTGGTGATGTACTGAAGATAGCAGGCGCAGTTGCAACTGGTGGAGCATCAGCAGCAGCAGGTAATGGCTTCTGGGGTGCAGCAATTACATCATACGCATCATGAGTAAATATCAAATTAAAGCTCAGCCTGGTAGTTTCGGTGCCGGGCAAGTTAAAGCGACAAGAACTAAAGTAGATAGAATCCGAGAGAAAGCAGCCTATGAAGATGCTGGGTTGCAGGCTGCTCAGAAACAACAAGCAAGGAATAATGAACTGGGCCTAAGGGCACAGATATTCAACCAACAGACTGAAAAAGAAAGTCGGGAGCTTGCGTTCAATCTTGATATGGAAAACAGGAAACTGTATCAAGAGTCTGAACAAATGAATTACAAAATTCAGATTCAGAACGAACAGGCACGTCTAAAAGAAGTAACGGACTTTCATTCAAAACTTGCAGATTTTATTCCTAGTGCAGCAAATACTGTAGCCTCAGCGATTCAAGACCAAAAAGACAAGAATCGATCTGCTAAAAACGCAACTATCTTGCAATACGGATTAACTCTGGATGACAAGTTAGCAGTCAGCAATCTAGATAAAAATCTAACAACATCAGAATTCTTGAAGACCAACTTGGCCATCAAGATGCAAGAAGATGGATACTCCCCTGAAAAAATTGATGCAATCGTTAAGCTATTTATTAATGATTCAGGATCTCATGCCTACATCAATAATGTTAATTTTGCAACAAGTGAACTAAGGAAAATAGATTCATTACTGCAACAAGAAGCATCATTATTTGATCCAAATGATAGCGTAGAGGAAAAGAGAAGTCGTTTAACAGCAGCTGCTGAGGAATACCTAGGAGAACTAACTGATGCAAAAGGAAATTACTTTAGTGGTGAATTCCTTGAACAGTCAATCAATAAGAAAGTACGTGATACATTAAATAAATACAACGATAAATTAGACGAAGAACAGTACAAAGATAATGCAACTAAGCTTAAAAATGCAAGCCTCAATGTAATCAGCAAAGCTGTTGATGATGGGACTGTTATGGAACTGATCTCAAAAGATCCATCCGCAATCCCCAGGCTTTATGAAGTTCTTAAAAACAGATTAGATTCTGGAACAATTGATCCTAGTGATGTCGAAGCTGTACTAAATAAAAAGTTGGTAAATTCGTCAATAGGGGATGTAACATTACTAGAAGCACGAGGTGCTATTGATCCAAAGCTTGGAGAACTTGTTAAAGCAATAGCAACTAAACGTAGGAACATTAAAAGTACATCAGAAGCATCTGCAAAGAATGATATTGCAGAGACTAATAATGAACTCCTAATAATGGGCAATCAGTTTGCTGTTGAAGGTGATGGATACATTACTGCTGATGAGTTCGCACAGATTGAAGAGGCTGCTGTACAAAGTGGACACGATTTATCAAAACTAGATGCATTAGAAAGACTTAGGAAACTAAGCATCCCTGCACAGGTAAGAGAGAAGTCTTTAGAACTAATCCAAAAGGATTATAATGAAGGAAACCTTACTGTTGCAAAGCTAAAAAGCTATGGTTTGAGTGAAAAGGATGTAGGCACTTGGATGTCTCGTGCAATGCATGAACAAAACATCCGTACAAACCCAGAGTCAAAAAGACATATCAATGACATCAAAGGTGTATTCCTACACAACAATGCGCTGGTAGCACGAGGTACTAACAAAGGACCAAGCTCTACATACATGCAAAACAAGTATGTAACTATGTGGAGAAGGGATACTTTGCGAGAGCAAGCACGACTAGCTGACGAAGGTATTGTCGAAGACTATGCAATAACTGCTGAAAGAACAAAGGCAGGTGTACAACAGAAAGCACTGGATTTTGTAAATAACCCGCTAAATATAAACACCAAGACAATGGAGTTTACAGAGTGGGAAAACCAAGTCAGCAACTTGTCGGAAGAACTTAGAGAAGGTATTGAGTTCAGACAAAAAATGGATTCAGTATTAGGTGATCCACAAGGAGCCAGTATTAAAAAATTATCAGAAGTATTAGACCAGGAAAACTTTATCGAATATCACAACAATACAGCAACAACACAAGGCATAGCTAGTCCTATTGCCTCACTCATTAATCGTTCAGTACCAAGTCTCAATCTTACAGATTTGGAGATGCATAATAAACTTGCAGAACAATTTGGTTTAGAACCAGTAGTACCTGGCAATGACATCAAAGAACGTATCAAACAAAGTTTAGATCCTATTACACATAGGTTCTATACAACTGATTCTAAGATTTCAGAGAGGGCTAACTACATGGTGTCTGGTGGTGAACCACCTGTTAGAAGTGCGTTAGCAACAACACGCCAACCTCAAGTCTTACCACAAAATCAATGGGAATCAATTGGGTTAGAAGTTGGATTTACGCCTGAACAAGCAAGAGTCATGGCAGCAATTATCATGGGTGAGTCCGGAGGTAATGCTACTGATGACACGGTTCAATCTGGATTAGATCCAAATAAAGAACGTGAGTACTCTATCGGAGGACCACAAATCAATGTACAAGCACATATGGATAAGCTTGAACGTAGAGGCTTTACAGAAGACGACCTACGTGACCCACGTAAGGCAATGATCATTGCAAAGGAAGTATTTGATGAAGCAGGTGGATTTACCCCATGGAGTGTTTACAATAAAGGGATTTACGAACAATTTTTAAACTAAGCTAGTTCAATTAAATGAATGAAGAAGAACTGTTGCAGGGAGATACGTTTCAACTAACTGAAGAAGAACAGCTACAGCTTCAGCAACGCCAAGCTCAGGCTGAAAGTGACTTGCAACAGTTAGACAATGCTGCAACGATAAATGAGATACCTGAAGCTACGGCAGATGGTCCAGAGACACAAGAACAACTAGACCAAGACGGTAAAACAATTGGAGGGCAGACAGAAGCAGAAGCACTAGCTGGAGCAACTATCTTCTCTCCTGCAATAACTGAATTACAAACAGCTCCTGGTGCTGGTATTGCAGACTTTGCAGTAGATGCATTTAATCTGGTAACACAACAGGAAGCACCTAAAATTCCTGAATTTGAAAATGAGGTAGCACAGTCAATTAGGGAGATCTCATCTATTGTCATCCCTACAGTATTGCTGAGCGGCTTTGGATCAGCTGGGCTTGCTAGTAAAGCTAAGAACATCAAGTTCTTTGCAGATCCATTAGTCAAGAAAATTGGTGCTACTGGATTCTCAATGGGCGCGGGTGCTGCTGTGGATTACACAGTAGAGATTAATCAAAAAGACGACAACCTTGCTGGAAGTCTGAAAAAGGCATGGCCACGTTGGATGGGCTGGATCCCAGATAACATTGCTACGTTAGATACGGACAGTGAAGATGTAAAACGAGCAAAGAATGTCACTGAAGGTGTTGGTCTCGGTGCTGGCGTTGATGTCCTACTAGGAATAAACAAACTGGCTAAGGGCTTGCGTGGTATTACACGGGAGACACAGTGGACACCAGAAACTGAAAAGGCAAAGAATTGGTTTAAAAAAAACATCACAAAGGAAGGCACACCTGAAGAGGTAATTGAAGAATCTGCCGGTAGACGTGCTGTTGAACTAGATGAGGTTGGTGGTTACAATTTTGAGAAATCAGTTAATCCTGATGAACCTGTCTTTGGCTACCACGACTTATATGGTTATCAAGAACAAGGCATTAGGTCAGTAGATGATCTAGGTATTGTTGGAGCATCAGTAGATTATGTACGGATTGACCAGAACATCGATACTGTCTACGGACGTGTCGGAAGTGTCATGTCAGAAGGTGCTCTTAAATTTGGATTGGAGGGCGTCGAAAATGGAGAAATGATTATCAAAGGTCTTGCTGAAGGTCTAAAAGACGCTGATAAATATGGCTATAAAACTGCATCTGGACGCTACATTACTCATGATGAGATTATGCAGGCAGGCGATAAACTTGCCGGTATTTTTTATGAAATGGACGTACCAGAATTGAAGCGTGCCCTGGCGCAATTCCAAGGTACAGATGTAGATACAGGAGTCAAAGTCCTTAATTCAGAAGCATATGCTGGCACTGTCGGAGCCATTAAAGAGTATATGAAAGATTTTATGGATATGGATTACATGAAGGCACAAGCCTATGTAGGCACATCAGTTGGTGGTCAAATTTCTGATATGGCTCAAGGTATGCGTCTAACTGAGGGTACACCCACTATTGCTAGAGCACAGGAACAGATCCTTGATCGTGTCGAATTTTTGATGGCACAGAAAGGCATGACTTCATATTCGCGAGGTAGAGCATTGAACATGCTCAACTTGTGGAATCGGATGACGAAGAGTGGCTCTGATGCTATGCAGATGGCAGAGTCTAAACGGCTTCATAATTTAGTTAAAAACGAAAAGAACACAACACTTGCAACGATGGAACGCATCAAGCAAGAATCAAAAGAAGTTGTGGATAACTTACGTGTAATTAAAGAAGAACGACCGGAGATGCTTGCACCATTGATGATGGTATATGAAATGACTGATGGAAACGTCAATACAATCCATAAGCTAAATCAATATATAAAGAACTCTACAGGTGTATTCTCTAAAGCACTGATTGATTTAAATCCCAACATTCCTTCTGTAGTAATGAGGGGTTTCTGGGCTAATGTCTACAACGGTACGTTGGGTGCATTTGCTACACCAATCAAAGCTGGTGCATCAGGTGCATATTTATTAGCAGAGAAGCCATTAAGGACAATGGGCGGAGCATTGCTTCGTGGTGATCTTAAAACTGTAAGACGAGGTTGGTATCAATACAACTCGATGATGGAAACAATGCAGAGTTCATTCCAATACATGAACCAAATCTACAAAAGATCTGCATTAGATCCATATGTCATCGAAGCACGAGATAACATCGGACTTAAAAATGAAGCACAAGTAGATTTAATCAATGCATTCGCAGATGCGTCAGCACAAAGAGGAGAGTATGGCCCTCAAGTAATGGCACAGTTTGTGAACGATCAAGTTGCACTAGGTAAACATCCTTGGCTGCGATTTGGTACGAGGGCTATGCAGGCAGAAGATGGCTTTGTTCAAGCTGCTGTAGCTGTAGCTGAAGCAAAGGGAAGAGCATATGATGAGATTACAAAAGGTGGTGCCTTAGAATTTAATCGAGAGCAATCAGAAGCACTGTATAAGAAAGTTTATGCAGGTATGTTTAATGAGGATGGAATTATCACTGATGAAGCTGTAAAACATGCAGCAGGTGAAATTGCAATGAACTTAGACAATGATGCAAACAGAGCATTATCTAATCTAATTACTCATATGCCAGGCCTGAAACCATTCATGCTATTTACTAAAACACCAGTAAATGACTTGGTATTGTCATCGACTTATTCTCCAATGAATCCGTTGCATGTATTTCATAAACAAGCTGCAGAATTTGCAGAGGAGTTTGAAAATACACCAATTGACAAAGTAAAAGAGATCTTTGCTAAAAGGGGTATTGAAGTTAATGAATACACAGCTAAGGCAAAGTACAACGAGTTACGTGCTGATGTACTCGGTAGGAAAGCAATGGGAAGCCTTGCTGTAACCGGAGCGGTTGCATTATTTATGAATGACCGTATACGTGGAAACGGACTGTACGACCGTCAGAAACAAGCACTCAGACGTGATATGAATTGGAAACCAAGAACAATTGATATTCCAGGCATGGGCTGGGTTAGTTACGACAACCTAGGGCCAATGTCTAATTGGTTAGCTTTAACTGTCGATGTGTTTGATAACTTCGACACGCTGGCTCCTAATGACATGATGACACAAGCTCAGAAGATGGGCTTTATTCTTGGTGCATCTATCACTAAAAAGAGTCATGTAGCAGGTCTTGAAGGTTTGTTTGATGTGTTGAGTATGAATGGTGGTGCTTTAAGTAAATGGGCTTCTAGTTTCCTTACAGCAGCAACGATTCCTGGATCTAGCCAACTAGCTGAAATCTCACGATTAATGGATCCTAACCTCAAACAGGTAGATCAAGAGCTAACTCAAATGATTCAAAATCGTTTACCTCTAGTAAAGAAAGGTTTGCCAGATGTCCATGATTACGTTGATGGTGGAAAGGTAGGAGTGCCAGATAATATTATGGCAAGAATCTGGAATACTTATGCACCTTGGAAAGTGAACGGGAAAATTAGTCCTGAAAAACAATTTCTCATTGACATTGAATATGACGGAAGACCTAACCTACGAACTAACGGGAAAGGTACAAAACTTACGCCAGAACAAATATCAAGCATTACCGATATCATGGGACGTGATGGCTTGTTTAAAGCTGGCATTCAAAGAGTAATGTCTATGCAGGCAGCAAAGGCATTCAGGAAAGACTATAAACGAGCTATTGATAAAGGCATGGAACCTGATCTAGATACTTATGGTGGTATCCATGCAATGCTTGATAAGGAACTTAAGTATGCAAGAGATGCAGCAGTAGCTGCTTCACCACACGTAACTGAGATTCGGAGGAAGCAGATGGTTAGAGATACTGTTGATCAATATTTAAAAAGGGGTGATCAGGATGCTGCAGAAAGATTTCTTGATTACATGGAGCAAAATTTCTCTCGCTAATAAGCAATGGCAACTACACAAACTACATACACAGGGAATGGTTCGACAACGAACTATTCATTTACATTTGAATATTTAAAGCAAGCTGATGTCAAAGTAACACTTGACACAGTTGCTACAACTGCATTTACTTTTGCCAACGCCACAACGCTTGCATTTACTACAGCACCTGCTAATGGTGTCGCCATTCGTATATTCCGCGATACTGCAAGTGATAATCTAACAGCTACATTCTTCCCAGGTTCCGCCATTAAAGCTGAGGATTTGAATGAGAACTTTACTCAGAACTTGTATGTAACACAGGAGTCAGATGCTGAAGCATTGATTGCAACGACTACTGCTAACGGTGCTGTAACCACAGCTAACGCTGCTACAGCTACAGCTAACGGAGCAGTTACAACTGCTAACGCAGCAGACACTAAATCAGATGCTGCGGTTGCAACGGCTAATACAGCTTCTACAACCGCTAGTTCAGCAGTTACAACAGCAAATGCTGCGACAGCTACAGCTAATTCAGCTAGCAGTGCTGCAGCAAGTGCTGTTACTACAGCAAACACTGCAAGTACAAATGCTACAGCTGCAGTTAATACAGCTAATACAGCATCTACTAACGCTAGTGCTGCTGTTACCACCGCTAACAGTGCTCAGGCTGATGCAACAACAGCTGTTAATACTGCTAATGCTGCAACTACTACAGCTAATAATGCAGTTACTACAGCCAATAGTGCTGTGACAACTGCTAATACAGCTAACACTAATGCTACTGCTGCTCAAACAGCGGCAACGACTGCACAAGCATCTGCTACTGCAGCTCAGGCATCAGCTACTGCTGCTCAAACTTCAGCGACTGATGCACAAGCACAAGCCACATTAGCTGCTGACGTTCGTAATGCATTTACTATCACTGACTCTAATAGTGATGGAACGTTTGACTTTGTTGTTGGTGATATTCCTATTAAAGGTAACAATGGAGTCAAGCTACCTTTTGAAAGCGTCACGTATGCTGAAGAAGGTGCAATTAGGTATAACAACACCTTAGATAAGATTGAACTTTATAACGGTGCTGGACAGTGGGTAACTGCTGCTGGTGGTGCTGCTGTCAGTAGCTCACCTCCTAGCCTACCTAGCGCTGGGGATGTCTGGTATGACCATG